CTGCTGATTGTGTATGCCTTCGGCAGCGCGTTGAATCAGCCTCCCGGGGAAGAGACGGAGCTTACCGAAACCGTCATCAACAATCTGATTCTCGCGGTCCGGACCGCGCTCGCCCCCGCGTTCCCCTCGGGAGGATTCAACCGCCAGACGCTCGGGGGACTCGTAAGGCACTGCTGGATTGAGGGCGAAGTCAGCGTCGATCCGGGCGTGTACGGCCAGCAGGCCGCGGCGCTCATTCCCGTCCACATTTTAGTTCCGTAAACCCGGCGATTCGGAAACGCCAATTTCCAAAACACCAAAAGGAGCATCACTCAATGCCCAATTATCAATTCGGCACCGGCGTCCTCGTAGCTCTCCCGAACGCCGGAAACCTCGCAGCCAATCCCACGCCCTACATGATCGGTACTTTACAAGAGTGCCAGGTCACGGTGAAGGGCGACATCAAGAAACTCTGGGGCCAGAAGCAGATGGCGGTGGCCAAGGCCCGCGGCAAGATCGACGTGACCGCGAAAGGCAAGTTCGCCACGCAAGACCCAACCATGCTCAACCAGCTCTATTGGGGCCAGGTCCAATCGACGGGCATGCAGATTCTCGCGGAGCAGGAAGCCTGGACCATCGGCGGCGGCTCCCCTCCGACCGATACCATCACGGTGCTGAATGAGGCGAACTTCACGACCGACTACGGCGTCGTGAACGCTTCCACCAACCAGCAGTTCACCAAGCTGGCATCGGGAACGCCCGCACTGGGGCAGTACACTGAAAGCGGCGGGACGTACATGTTCTCCGCGGCGGACGTAGCGGCGCTGACCGAGATTTACATCAGCTACACCTGGTTCAATTCGACGCGCGGCGTGACCATTGCCCTCGCGAATCAGTTCATGGGCTACGCTCCGCAGTTCCAGGCGCTCCTGTTCAACACGTTTCAAAACCAGCTCTTCGGTATCCAGCTCAATTCCTGCATCATCGGGACGTTCTCCATCCCGACCAAGCAGGAAGACTTCTGGATCTCGGATCTGGAATTCGACGCGTCTTGCGACCAGGCGGGCAACCTGGGCGCCATGTACGCCGATCTCGGATAAGCCATGGACCAGACACAGCAACTCCCCTACGAGGGGCAGCAAATCTACATGAACGGGAAGGTCTGGACGATTCCAGGCCTTTCCGTGAAGCACTTCCGCAAATTCTTCCCGGTCCTGGCAAAGTCCACGCCCATCGCGAAGGACGCCTCCGTCGAAGAGCAAACGCGGGTCATCAACGAGGGCCTCGATGAACGGCTCCCCGCGATTCTCGCGGCCATGCAGCGCAACTACCCCGATTTGACGCAAGAGCAGCTCGAAGACATGCTCGACGCGGCCAACATTGTGCCCATCATCCAGGCGATCTCCCGCGGCAGCGGCATGCGGCCGGCCAAGCCGGGGGAATAGCGGCCGGCTCCCAAGAAATCGACTGGGACTGGTTCTACCTGCGCCTGGTCCGGGCGGCCGGCTGGACGCTCGAATACATCGACAGGATGTGCGTGCAGCGGGCGTTCGATCTGATCGCCGCGCTCAATCGCCACCCGTCCGCGGACGAGATCCTCGCGGCGAAATACCTCAAAGCCCCTGAAGAGCGCGCGCCCCGTCCGAAAACGCGCGACGAAGCGCTCATGCAGATGCAGGCGCTCTCGGCCGATACCGGCGCGATGCGGGCGTCGCGGAAGCTCCCGGCGCATCTGCGGGCAATGGCAGACAAGGCCATTGAGGTCCAGAAGAAGCTCCAGCACTCCAAGTAACTTCCCATGGCAGGCATTCTCCAAATCGGCGCGTCCGTCAACGTGGCGGAGCTAAAAGCAGGCATGGAAGAAGCCGCGGGCAGTGTCCGGTCGCAAGCCGGGCAGATGTCCGCGGCATTCCAGGGTCTCGCCGCGGAGTCCGAAGCCTCCACCGAACAAATCGCGGCCAACTGGGTCGCGGTCGCGGAAGCCAGTTTAGCGGCAAGGGCGGCGCAGTCCGATCTGCGCTCTGCCACGCTCGCAGCCAAAGACGCCGAGGAAGGCGATACCGCGGCGGTTGCAAGACTTGCACTGGCCAAGCGGGAAGCGGCGGTTACTTCCGCGGCGCTCGCGGCGTCCATGAAAGCCGCCACGGTGGGAGCGGTTGAAGAGGAAAGCGTACTCGCGGGATTGACCGAGCGCCTGATCGGGGCCGGAGCCGCGGCGAAGTTCGCGGAAGGCGGCATGGCCGGCTTCGCGGGCCTGGCGGGCATCTTGGGCGGCGGCGTCCTGATCGGCTTTTTCGCGCACCTGGAGGACGAAGAAGCCAAGAGCGTTGTCGAACTGGATCATTTGAGCGCCAAGACGGGCATCAGCATTCAATCGCTGGCCGGCCTGAAGCAGATCGTCGCGGAGCTGGGCGGCGAATTCGAGCCAGTCGAACAAGGCCTCGTGCGCATGGTAAAAGCGCAGCAGACGGCCGTCGAGGGCAACAAGGCTACCGTTGAAGCTTTCGAGCGCATCGGCATCAGCGTCACCGAACTCGCGGCGCTGAATCCCGAGCAGCTCCTTTATCGCGTCGCCGAAGCCATCCAGTCCACCGGCAGCCACGCCGCGGTAGCCGCGTCTTCGATTGCAATCTTCGGCAAGGGCGGCGCGGCGCTGATCCCGATTTTCAGGGACGCCGGCGCGAGCTTGCAAGGCATGATCGAAAAGGCGGGCGCCGCTTCCGGCATCACGGAACGGACCGCGGCCACCGCGCGGGAGTGGACCAAGGACGTTGCGGACCTGGGGCAAATGGTGCGCTGGCTGGGCGTCGAGATACTGACACCCTTGCTCACCATCGTGAAGGCGGTGGCCTTTGGCTTCGAAGTCCTGGGCGGAGTGACGGCAATCGTGGCGCGCACGATAGCGACCCCCTTCATCGCCGCGGCCGTAGGCGCCCGCAACCTGGTCAAGACGCTCCACGATCTTGCGCATGGCGACGTGGAGGGCGCGCAGCGCGATTTCCTGCAAATGAAAGCGAACTGGGTGGACTCCTGGAAATCCGGGACGGCCGACATCGAAGGCTATATGGGCCGGCTCAAAGCGGACCGCGATTCCATGTTTTTCGCGCCTCCGCCGAAGCACAGCGAGAGCGCGGAACCGGATGTTCCCACGCCCGCCACCGGCAAGCCCGCCAAAGACAACACCTACGACATCGAAGTCAAAGCCGAGGAAGCCCACCGCCTAGCCATGCTCGAAGTCGAGCGCAAGGCCTATGAGGAAGAAGCCAAACTCCGGGGAGACTCCGCCCAGCAGCAGGTAGCACAACTTCTCGCCTTCAACGACCGCGAGCTGCGCATCAAGCAAGACGCCATTGCCGAGCTGCGCGCCCTCCAGGGCGACAAGAACACCCCGGACAGACAGGCCTCTCTCACGGGAGAAGAGACAGCCGCCGAAGACCACGCGGCATTGCAGCGCGTGGAAATCAACGCGCGCACCGAGGAGCAGATCGTTCAGGACCGAAAGCGGGGCGAGCAGGCCATCGAGCAAATCCTGCATCAACTGACCGAGGCCGAACAGAAAAGCGCCAACGCGGAAAGCGAAGCCGCGCGCAAGGGTCTGGAGGAACGCGAGCGGGATCTGCGCGAAGAGCTGTCGTTTGAAAAGGAGGCGAACAACAGCGCGCTCGAAGAGTCGATCAAAATCGACCAGGAGAAGCTGAAGCATCACCAGATGAGCGCGCGGGAAGCTGCCCAGGCGGAAATCCAGGCCGTAAACGAGTGGGAGCAGCAGGCCCTCCAGATATTGCAGCGGATGGAGCAGCAGGAATTGAGCATCTACGGGCGGGAAACCGTCGAATACCGGCGCATGAAAAACGAGGAAGTACAAATCGCTCAAGAAGCCGCGGGGAAAATCGAGCAGATCGAGCAGCAGCAGGATAACCAGATCGCCCAGCGCTTCAACCAGCTTTTCACCTCCATGGCGTCCACGATCACGAACAGCCTCAATAGCGTGATCGAAGGCCACAAGACCATGGCGCAGGCGGTCACCCAGATCTGGCAGGGGTTGGCGATGGATGTTATCAAATCCATCGAACAGGTCATTACGAAGTTGCTGGTGGAACTGGCGGTTGCAGCCGCGGTGAACGCACTGACAGGCGGCGTTTCCGACATTGCGGGCGGCCTCACGAGCGGGGAACTGATTCCCGGCGCCACCGGCGCGGCAACTGCGGGCTTCGCGTCCGGCGGCATCATCCCCCGCACCGGCTTCGTCCTAGCCCACGAAAAGGAAGGCATCCTACCCCGCTCGCTCACCTCCATGCTATTGAATGTTGCGAACAATGGAGGCCCGCAAGCTTCCTCATCCGGCCACACCTTCCATGTGAACTACCAGCCCATTATCAATCACCCCATGACCCGCGACGACGTGGACGAGCACGCGTCCTACCTGTTTTCGCGCATGAGACAGATGCAGGCGGCCTTCAACTCCTGAGCTTTTGAAGATTGAATCTTGGATAACTCATGAGCATCCCCGTGTGGCCCAATCAAATCCAGGGACTCGCCTGGACCGTGCTGAAGTCGATGGAGGGCGGGAAGAACATCGTCCAATCGTCACCCGCGAAAAACGAAGTCCGCATTGCCCAGACGTATAACCCGGTCTGGACTTTCACCCTGATGTACGAGTGGATCATGGACGCATTCCAGGGCGCGGGAAACACCATGGCCTACGCGCCCTATACGGACATCCGATACCTGATGGGCTTCGTCATGGCGGCGCAGGGGCAGTTCGGAGATATCCTGCTCGACGACCCGTCCGACGACACGGTGGGTCCTGCGATGACAGCAGCTTCTCCGCCCGAGCCGAATCCGCAAGCGGAATTGTTGCTCGTGAACGACGGGGGATCTCCGCCGATCTACTACTCTCCGATTCAGCGGAACATGGGCGGATTGTTCTACGAGGACATCACCGACTTGAACGGGGCGATATCCGTTT